GGATCCATGTTGTAGCCGGAAGGATGACGGTCAAACTGTTCGACCATTTTCATAGCTTCTAAATCAAATTGATCTGCAAATTCTTTAGGTACCACTACTGAAAAGATAGTTACATCTTCATTCAATATCGGTATCAGAATGCTATGTTTATCCATTAGAAAGGCTCCGTATCATCCTCGATTTCGAACCCTTTTTGCACAGCCGAAACTGCATGTTCTTGTACCGTATCACTCCGAGAACCTCTCGGTTCCCATCTCCATGAAGGGCCAGCATCATCGGCATATAACCGTAACTTCTTAACAGTTTTGCCTTCCTTGCTGGTCCATTCATCTTCCTTCATGCGTCCTTTAACTATGACTCGTTCGCCTTTAGCTAGCTCTGATATGCGTTCAGCTAATGTATTGAAACATTTAACATCGAACCAGTGAGTAGCTTTAGTGTCGTCCCGGCCTGTTGTTACAGCTACGGAAAACATTACGTTAGCTGTCCCTTGTTTAGAGAACCGTAGCTCGGGTGCTTGTCCTATATTTCCTGCAATGGTGATCTCACTCATTGTTTTCCTTTCTCTTTTCGAGAATATCTGCGAGAACATAGTTCCCGTCTTTCTTATGCCAGAGATGCAGACCTAAGCCAACTCTCATAGCACACCTTTTAATTCCATCCGATGCACACGCTTTCAAACGTGCTCCATCTGTCTTCCAGTTGCTCGGATTCTCGCACTCACCAACCTCTTGTACCGAGGTAACTCGTCCATCAATCTCAACAGTAAGAGTGCAAAGGCAACCAGTGAGAGTACCATCAGCATCCCTAACAACATCATTAATATGAAAATCATATGGTCCCAATATTCCTAATAGAAACTGTGTAACTATTCCGTGTGGCACATATGCTGCTGCGAACTTGCCCGGTTTAGTTTCCACATACCGATCTGAAAATGGAGTAGCTAACTTAGATAGCTGACTCATAATATTCTCCTTTTGTTTTAAGTATTTCGCTTATCGAATCTCCCATTGGGATCTCACATAGTGAACGGTGAGAGCAATAGTTACATTCCCAAGGAAGTTCTTCATCATTCCAAAGAGCCCTTAACCCTTCAGGTATTTCATTAGTAGCTAAAGAAGTTCCAGCTTGTAGCGCTTCTTCAGACATAACAAAGTTTGTGATCTGCCTTAACGTCGCACCACTCTGCTCAATAACATCGTCAATATCTATTATCCATTCAACCATGTCACCAGCACGAGCACTATCTTTCCACTTGCCCGGTGTAGCATCAGTACACACATAAATTATGTGGATGAAATTGTATTCCAACCCCATAGCATACGCAGCAGCTTGTAACAGATGCTCTTCTTTCGGACCGTCACGTCGAGCCATTCGAAACCCATAGTTCCTCATGGTTTTTATTTCGATGACTACCCGTTGGCTACTGTTATCTGTATAGATACCATCGGTGTGGCCTGATCTCATGTACTCCGGCATTGACACAGGTACTTCAGCAATAAAATCTTTAAACGATTCGCTTTGTTGCAGAGCACATTGGATCTGGTGATGCAACGTGTTACCAATTTCTCTAGCTACTAGTCCATTGACTGCATTGTCATAGTCAACTGTCGAAGCTGGTAGTCGAAGCCCATCATAGATTTGTTTTCTAATACATGATCCGACACTTGAAGCTCTAAGAAAAGACCCATCTGCTGTGGGCTTTATCTCATCAGCCATGCCGAGATCAGCTATGGCCCATCGAGCCATCTCTATCTCTTGCATATTCACCTTTCTCGTATCAGTTTATCAGTTCCCTCTGGCTTCATCTATCTTCTGATCCCAATACAATGTTTCCGCATTGGCTTGGGCCTGAAGCATTTCCTCATACTCCTCATCATCAAGATCTGCATAAGGATCATCAGGTGGATCATCACTCAAATAAATCATGCCTCAAACCTTTCACCATCTATAGATAAGACTTTGGCATTGCGTACTTCGTTAGCAGCAAACGTCCAATGCTCATTTAACTCAGGCAAATCATCACTCTCACATGCCATGATTACCTCATCGATTGCATCATCTAACTCTTCTTCTTCAGAGTTAATAGTGACCAACCAATACAAGGTTTGACCTATCTCAACTTCAAATGTTCGTGTCATCCTTCTCCTCCTAGCTCTGGGTCAGGAACATAAGGCCATTCTTCTGTGTAGAAGGCATCGACATTTTCATCATGCTCCCAATATTGGTGATAATACTCAGGTGTGCTTCGCCATAGATACTGTGGACCTGCATGTCGTTCCTTACGTTTCGACAACCGAGTCTCCTGCCTATTGCATGACCCACACACAACAGGCTCAATCATTCCAGCCTTCTGCGCTCGCTTCATCAATGGACCTAAGAGGCGAGCATTATCTAACTTGACTCCCATCTTTTTTAATTCAATGTGAACTTCATCAGTAGTCCATGTTTCCCAAGGACCATTTTTGATGACACATTTCTTGATCGCCCTATTTGCAGAAAATTTTTGAGATGATTTAGCATAGGTTTCTACTATCGCCATGCCCCGGTCACGTTCTTGTTGACCACTCATGCATTCACCAGTACCTTTGCTGCCTTCTCAGTCATCGGCAACTTCCCGAAGATCACGTTTGCTTGATGTCTGCGAGTACGATCTCGACTGCTCTTAATACCTTTAACTGATTTATCTTTTTGTTCCCACGCTTGGACAGCCATGAGTGCACCCCACTTAGTGTTACGCACTCCAGCTATGTCTTCATCGATATGGAACCGATTGTTTAGATCAGCTTTAGTGTTAGACCATCGAGTTAGCTTGTTGTAATAACCCTGCTGATTTTGTTTATTAGCTATGTGAGCTAGTGCCACTGGATTGAAGGCCGGTGCCTCTGGATTGAATGATGGCATGGGCCCAATCAGATCCACAACCAACTCGTCCCATTGCTGATCGACAAACTCTTGGTTAGCCATCCGCTCAATCTGTGCAGCATATTCTTCATGGCGTTCATAACCGTCGCACAAAGCTTTAACAGCTTCTTGCATCATGCCTTGCGGATCACCCATCTTCTTGAATTTGAAGACAGCTTCCGCATCCAAAATATTCCACTTAAAAGTATTCGCACAGACAACGGCTGTTGCTGATTGACTAGCAATCAACGGCACATGCTTGTCGTGACCATTGCCAATGTTGAACATCGACTCGACCTTCGACCAACCCGGTATCTCTATTCCTTCCTTGAACTTTAGAGACACATAACCAACAGCACCATTGTCGTAGGTACCAACCGATTCGATAGTCTCCACTAGTCCAGTGTCGATAAGTAAACCTGTTAGTTCATCAACCATAAACCGATGCTGAACTATCTGGTATCGACTACTTATTTCAGCATGAGCAAACGGATAGTTGACCATCTTCAAAACATTTCTGCCTTCAAGAATTTCTTCTACTCCATGATGCTGAATTAATATGGGTGTACGTTCCACCTCTGTCCAGTCAAAAGCTTCACGAGCTTTCTCCCAAGTGATGTGACCTACATTCCCTAACTTATGCCAAGGAGTCAACGCATATAAAGCGTGCTTGGCATCTAACTCTGTCATCCTATGTGACATTTTATTTCTCCTTTATTGAGATCTTCAGGAGAGAGGAGCTTGTCATTTATCAGGGAGGGAAGCTCCCCTCTCCCTTTCTTGCAGCTAATCAGGTAGCGCCCCATGTATACCCTTCGGCATTCGTGGTGCGAACATCCAATAGCTACGTCCTAGAAGCGGCGATCCTTCCACATTTCTTCGGTCACGCCTGCGTCCAATAGTTTGATTGCTATTTCTTTGGCACGTTCTTCAGCTTCACGTTCCATGTCATCAAGCATGGACCCGATATCGTCATCAATATGGTTGTCTAAAGCAAGCAACTCAAAGTAAGTACCCCGATCAGCGTCACCGTTTTCTGCCAGATCTTCTAATCTTTGTTGGATATAAAGTCTGATTCCCTCTGCTGTACTGCAATCAGGAATCCTTATAGTCTTCGCATGTATTTTCATGCTTCCCTTTCGTTTAGTTTAATTATATCAGATGTGGCTGCCGTTCCGTGACTGATTGTGACATAACACATCGAAACTCCCATGACTTAACTTAACTGCCGTAACCTGACGAGGCTTGGCTATGCAAAACCCGCCGGACCTCTGGCCGCCTTGACTGCCGTGACTGAACATTACAGAGCAGAACCCAACAGTCCCCGCCTTAGCTTGACAGTCCATAACTCTACTGCCTTAGCATTGCGTAGGATGACACAACTCTCCGTGCCATAGCGTTACTGCCGTGAAAAGTATTTCTTAATAGCAGTTGAAACAGATTTAAGTTCAGTGAACCCATCTATTTCCTGTTGTAAGTTAAGCAACTTAGTTTCAAGACGAACAAGTTGCTTGTTGTATTTCCAATCATCGTCCAACACAACAACAGAAGGATGATGACTTTGTGCTGCACCAGTACCACTACCACTTTGAGGCATCATAAACGCCTTCATCGGTACAGGTATTTCTTGACCGGTGCGAACAACTTTAATTTGGTATCGATTAATAAGCCGATACGCTTGTGCTTCCCTATATTTTTCACTAGCTACACTGTCATCCCATTCAAACTTAGAATGCAACGCAGACTTAGGGTTACGGGCTTTAGCAACAACAGCTTTAGCTGTTAGCTCACCCGTGTTGTCATAAAGTTCCATCAACTCCATGTACTCAGGAGTATCTGGCTCTTGTATTTCTTTAACCTTAGATACCATGTTCTTCCACTTTCTTCTCATCTATTTTGTATTTCCCATAGCTACCGCTATAAGACTTAGGAGCAGCCGCACGCCATTCACCAACACCACCACGGCCACCTTGCATAACCAATGCCAACACCGAATCGGCATCCATCACATCAGGCTGATACTGCACATGCAAAATAGCAGCCCACTCTTTATACTCAGCACGAGTACGCAAATCAGGAGAACCATTAGCATTACGCACCAAATCAGTACGCATATTCGGTTTACCAATAATCGGTATCAAATCAGGATCACCCGGTGCAGTACCACGCACAAAGATCTGTGTCTTAGCTAACACTAACGTCATCTGTTCAAACGCCCTAGCAGCAGTAACAGTGGCAGCTTTAAACGCTGCCGCTTTAATACCATCAGTACACTTAACGCCACCAATAGTGACAGGCTTAGGTAACATAATACGTGCATGTTTATAGTCCTCTAAAGGATCTTTAGGTGGACGTTCTTTAGTGTTGACCTTCTTACCCTGCATAGATTCGAGCATTTGTTGCTTTGACTTATGACCAAACTCATTCATAATCAAAGGCGTAACACCCTCAATAGGGATAACAAGTTCACGCTCCTCTAAAATCCTGAGCCTAATTACTTCAGGCTCTGGTTGATGAACAGGTACCGCTTTCGCAGCAGATTTCTTAGCTTTCGTAGGCATTGAAGCCCCTTTCATTATTATTTTTGAGATCTATAAAAACATCAACAGCGCCGAGATAGTTGCTTAAATACGCTCGACCAGTGGCCGTATCACGTAGCTGCCATCCCGATAACTTCTCGTCAAGCCTTAGCAATCCATCATCTATCATGCGGCGCAGGCATTTCTCTTTTGCTCCATAGCCGATTGCCCCAACGCCACCGAATCCGTAAACATTAGGTTCTGTATCGTTACCGCATGTCATACATGGGGCATGACACAAGACAACGGGAAGCGTAAAGTAGTGCCTCATTCTTGCGACCAAATCAATCCAAGTCTTTTCTTTGCTGAACGGCGATTCGCCTCCAGAAAGAGCGAACGCTGAAAGTATTTGCAGACGCCTTTCTGATCGGTGTAACCGGCGTCTTTCTGAACGTACCCATTCCTTCTGTTTCATCTAAAACTCCTTTGTCGTTAATTAAATTGTTGAACCTATGTAGCAGTTAGTTGGGTAAATGAAACCCGGTTTCATTTCGTTGCATACACCAACTCTGGTGTTGGGGTGGTTTTTCGTTAAGACTTGGGGTAAGTCGACCAAAAAAAGGGAGCCAAGCGTGACTTGCACGCCTGACTCCCAATTTCCCGGTGTGCCTTAGGCCCAGTCGCTGGGTGCTGCTGCACCTGCGTCGCCGCTGACGTTCTCGTCATTCTGCGAGGCTTCAACCTTACCCTCACGGGTCTTAGCCAACTTCGGTGCGGCGATCTTCCATTGGTAATCGTTGATTACCTTGTAGATCCGCTGCCGGTCAAGTGTCTGCTGATCGCCCCAATCGGCGTCAAGCTGCACCAACTGATGGACACGGTAACGACGGCTGTCGTTCTTGGTCATGTGCACCTCGTAGTAGCGTGCACCATCTGTCCACTCGTAGCGTGTGATAAACACGAAACGGCCAAAGTTCTCGTCGTCCCGTGCACGTGTGTTGCGGTCCTCCGGCGTCGACGAACCAGCGCTGCTCAACTTGTGAACTGCTGTCCAGTGTGCTTGTTCCAACACTGGGTACAGGTAGGTGTCATTGAAGTACGCTTGGTCTTCCTTCACCTCCGACTGGGCAACTTTGTTGGCACCCCAGTCGTTCATAATGTTGAGTATTGCCCTGTCATCATGCAGAGGCGGATTGTCACCGGTGTAGAAAGTGATGACCTTGCCCGGTCTGCTGTTGTCTAGGTCTTCCCACGCTGACTTCAGCGCATCAACCCAGTGGCTTTCAGTAGCGTTGACACTGTTATGCCCGGAGTTTTGCTCTTGGACTTCCACCATCTCGCCGGTGTGAACTGATCTGGTTTTGCTACTGTTTCTCTTGGCTAGGCCTCCCTTAACCTTGGCTATTAGCTCTGGGTTGTCGGTCCCCATTGCGTTCGCTATTTGTGTATCTGAACTTTTATTATCCAACATGTTTACTTTTCTTCTTTCTTTGTCGTTAGGAGCAGAGTTCCTCTACTCAGTTAAGTGTCAGAACAGGCAGGCCGAGTGGGCGTAGGGTCAAGATCCCGAAGCGAAGCGGAGCCGCCGAATCAGTTGTGTTACGAA